TGGAACGAGGGGGGGGTGAGTCCGACATTGAACTCATTTGATAACGGCGGGGAAAGTAGGGCAACGGTTTTGACGCTCTTTGAACCCAAAAGCGCATTCGAAGAGAATTGGGCAGAGGCAAAGGTAAAAAACTCATTAAGAGCAAACGCAAGCAAAAGTTCTCACGTCATTATTGACGGCACTCGCGTTGATGATGTGCGGATTTATGAGAATGGCATCGTGCCAACAGTTATTCAAAGACGGGGAACAGGAGGGGGGAATGTGCCGATGGTATTTCCGATAGACGATGCAAGAGAGATTGAGAAGTTTCAGAATGGAACGGGTATTGGTGAGGCAGGTGCGCCCGCTTACACTTTGGATACAAGGCAAGAGTCAGCGGTTGCAGTTGTTGGAACTCTTCAATCGAGGGACTACAAAGGTCTTAATCACGAAGGCGCAAGAGATGGGAAGGCGATTGTGACATCTCCGTCAACAGTTCGCAGACTTACACCTCTCGAAACAGAACGCTTGCAGGGATTTCCGGACGGATGGACAGATGGACAGGCTGATAGTAATCGTTACAAGCAAATGGGTAACGCGGTCGCGGTGCCAGTTGTTGAATGGATAGTTAATCGGTTGGCTGGTACTAATTAGTAATATCTGATACACTAAGCTCTCTAACCCTCACCGTTGTTTGCCCTCCGGTGGGGGTTAGTTTTTATCCGCCAGTGCCATAGAAGCCCTTACCTCGGAAGGTAACGGGAGGCGAGTCCCACTTACGCTGCATAGGAACCTTACAATCAGTACACCCAACATCGGTAGATATATCGTGGATAGATCGCTCAACAGTAACTTCGACTTCACACTTTGGGCAGCGATAACTATAGATCATAGTTGGACAGCCTCTTCGATAGGTAGATAACCCACTAACTTTATAACCTTAGACTTGTTAGCAAAGTCTGTGGTTGCTGGCATCCATCCATTGACCCACTCTGGCTCTGGTACATCCATCAAGTCAAAGGAATAGATACCTTCTGGGGTAGAATTAATATAGTAAGGGATCAGGTCACGCTCAGCAGACTGAGTGATGAGCTTTCGATATTTCATCTCTTCGATCAGCAGGGTGGGATAATGTGTCAGTCTGCACTTTAATTCTATATAGTGGCCAGCCTTAACACTGATACAGTCAAAGGAATCAAAGACTCCGGAACTCTTAATCAGGTCAGGGTAGAGTGAGTCTTTGAGATGCTCAAATAGATCTACTTCTTTCATCGCCAAGGGGTATTGCCTCCTAAGATATCTATCAATCTGTGCAAGGCACCAGTTACTTTTCTATCGGCAGTAGATGTAGCACATTCTAAATACTGTGCTACTTGCTGCAAGGTGTAGTGTTCGTGGTAGCGCAGCTGCAACAGGGTGCGATCTTGGACTTCTAATTTGAGGTAAGCCTTCTTGATATCCATCAGGGTAGCAAGCAGGTTGCCACCTTCGGCAGGTGATGACTTGCCCTTGGGCTGGCCATCTAGTTTCATATCTTGTACTTGCTCTAAAATAGTGCCATCTATCACTGATGCAATCACATAAGGTAGCAGTTGTGCAACGGTGGGACTGTCATAGTATGCCTCGTCAGCGGTCTGGTATCCAGACTTGGATGCCTTCTCCTTACGTGCATAACGCTCTGCTACACGCCTCATCTGCCAGGCTATCTTCTGCTCGTTATGCCTGCGCGCTGCGGGATCAGGCTCGGCTAACTGCTCTGCAATATAGGAAGACCGAGTGATGGCCCATCCAAAGCACTCTTGCTTGATGTCATCTAACTCTACAAAGTTGCGATACCTACCCAATACAGAACGCGCAACCGAGGGAACCAAGTCATAGACGATTGGATGTAAGTCAGTCATTTATTACTTTCTTGGGCCATTAAACTATCACCGCAAGTCTTAATCACAATCAGGTACTTCCGTATCCATAGTAGAGGCGAAGTTAAGTAACTTAATCGCAAGGAAGTCTATGTAATTACTAGCATCAGCAAGTTCTTCTACCAGTTCTCGGATGTTATCTGCTGGAGAGAAGGACTCAAACTTCTGACCCTTGGCGTGGGAGTACTGAGCGTGGCCTATGCTACGCACTCTGCTTGCACGTAAGGATGCAAAGGACTCAATAAAGGATGTTAGATCATCAGTACTTACACCGTCGTTGCGATAGCCCAGCACTGCTGGGTGATCTGCTAACGGGTTGCGATTGGGCGTATCGTTATTAACTCCTGCTGCTTGTCTATCTGCAGTATCTGAAAGCCCATATGCCGAATAGTCTGTACCATTACTAGCCATTCTCTATCACTCACCTTTCGCCTATCAGTAGAAGTTTAGTTGCCTCTACACCATACGCAAGATAATAGTCGTTGATATCCATACCTGGTGGTAGTGTAACGATAGTTGAGTTCATCAAGTCATTCGCCACGCGCTTAGAAAACTCAGCGCCGGGGTTAGATCCATCCTCTTTTACATCATTGTCACCGACAACATAGATGGTGTCATAGCCAGTGAAGAGCTTTGGGAAGTGTGTCTTCCACGCTGCTACTCCTGGTACTCCCACTGCTGGAATACCTAGTACCCCACTTACTATCACCGCATCTAACTCACCTTCACAGACCACAATAAAAGGTGAACTCGAAAGGATGTCGCAGACATTGTAGAGGTGGGCCTTCTGCCCTGTAGGGCTACCATACTTAGGCTTATTCTCATCTGGCCTGCGGAACTTAAAGCCAACACAGTTATTCAAAGCAGTGATGTAAGGAATAGAGATCCAACCATTGTGCATCTCGTGACCATTGATCGGGTCAGTAACGGTACCAATCTGGTACCGGGCTGCTACCTCTTCAGATATCCCACGTTCTGCTAGCACGGCTAGGGTTGCGGGACTTATTGCTTGAGCGTATCGCTGCGCCGATGCCAGCAGCAATTTCGATTGCACGTTTGAGGCCATCTTTGAACTCCACATTCTCTAGTATGCAAACTAAGTTTGCTGCATTGCCGCCTTTGCCACAAGTGTGACAAAAATACACGTTCTTATCAGTATCTATTACTGCGCTGCGTCGTGAATCATTATGCAACACACACTTAACTGATACGTTCCTACCTTCTCTTACCTCGCCACCGAAGTGAGCAACAATAGGTGCTATGGGGATTGAGTTCGCATCAACGGAACCGTCGAACCCTCTCGCCTTACGTGACCTGGACCAGTCTTGTGCTGACATACACACCCCTTAATGTTGCACTTGCTATGCCAATGAGATGCACGCTTTAAGTGATTAGCCTTGTTTTCCTGTCCGGCTTTACTGCAATTCGGGCAAATCATCTTCGACTTCCTCAACTGGTATGACTTCTTGTACTGGTTCTTGACCTGTCCAAATTGCACTGGTGGTCAACTCTCCTTCTGGTGTTGGTGTCATTTTTGCTTCTCCTTTAACCATTGTGCTAGGTCTTGGATGACCCAGGCTTTATCAATTCCTGCATTGCGACGCTTAACTATTACATAAGATAGCGGTACTTCCCCAAGACCGCGAGCCTTTGCATAGTTAAGCGCCTCAACCTGTGCTTCTGCCCAGAACTCAGGCAAATTTAACGTTGCCCTGTTCTTAAGCTCAAGGATAAAAGTCTTGCCGGAAGCGACAACAACTATATCCCCTTCATCTTTACTGCCAGCTTTGGTAAGCCGTTCAGCAAGAGTACCCATTTTGCGCAGCCATTTGAGAACATCAGTCTCGAAAAGTGCGCCCTTTGCTTGGTTCTTACCCATTAGTCACAACAACTTTGTTAATCTTAAACTCTTGCTTGCCTTCTTCATCGGTAACCAATTCCATTATCCCAGACTGCAGTAAAGAACCAGCAAACTTAATTAAGTCCTCACGCAATACCGCCATTTCTGTTTCTAGTTTTTCAATCTTTAGTTTATTACCATACTCCGTCATCTTCTTTTCCCCTTTGCTTGTTGATCTAGCCCATACTTATGTATATTTGAATAAGCAATATCCAAATCAATGGCTCCGCAATTACAGACCAACGATTCCAAGAAGGGACAGTTAGAATTATGCTCTGCCAAGTCATTCATTCTTTGTCCTCTTGGTTTTCCCTTTGCTTTGC